TTCCTGGCGCTGCAGACCGATGTCGCGCAACAGGTCGTCTTCAAGCATAATGGCGAGATTAGCTTCGAAGGAGTTGTCGACCGCCTCGATATCGAGCGTCTGTTCTGCTTGAGTTTCCTCCAGAGTATCCGGTTCGAACTCAAAGGTTTCCTCAAGATCTGACATGTTCTCGCTCATCTATAGTTCCCTCGAATTTGTCGCCAATAAGAATGCACCCGCTTCTTGGGTGTGGTGTCTTCGCGTTCTGGCCTCTCAGGCGAAAGGTCATACCGTTTAGTAAAGTAGAGAAGCGCCATGACCATGGCATCAACTTCATCGTCATGGGCACCGCGAGGAAACTCCAAGACTTCCTGCAGAAGCGACATAGCAAACTTGCGGGTCATCGGTAACCATACACGATTTCGTTCCACAATACCAGTAGTAATGTGGGCACGCGCGACCTTATCCCGTTCAGGCTGGAAGGCCTGGACTGGGATTTTGTTGACGCGCAAATCCTGAATCAGAGATTGGCCGCTGGCCTTGTTCTCGACAATGATCTTGTCGGGTGCATACCGCTTGTATTCTGAGGCGGCCTCGCGGCGCAACTGTGGATAGGTCCACCGGCCCTTCACACTATTGAGCAAGATGACATTGGGTTCGTCATAAACATAACCATCGTCATCTGTTTTCTTTAGATAGAAGATACCCCATGTCTGAATTACAGAATAGTCAGCAGTGGCTTTTGTGGAGAATGCGGTATCCAGTGTCTGAATAACCTCAACACAATCGGGTGGGTCGTCTTCATCCCAATCTTGGAAGTCGTCCTTCGCAAAGATATTGCCTTCCTCACCAACCGGCGACTGCAGATACAGGGCCGCCCAATCCGAGCGGGTCGAACCTTCGCGTGTACCGACCAGATCTTCTAGCGTGATGTACTCTGGCCAATAGGACGAACCCTCTGGCAACATCAGGTACTTGGCGGCGGGCGCATCAAGAATGGCCGGAATGGAAATGACATGCCACTGGTCGACGCGCGGATTGCGGGCCGCCTTGTCCAGCAGGAAGCCTGACAAGTCCATAACATGCCAGCGTGTGTTCACAAGGATGATGCGAGAGGTTGGCAGTTTACGAGAACGGAAACCTGGGTAGTACCACTGGTTGACTTGTTCGCGGGCCAAATCAGATTTGGCGGTCTGCTCGGACAGAGGATCGTCCAGAATACCAAGCGTGAAGCGGTAGCCGGCGATGGACTGCCCAGCACCACGCGGCAGAAAGTTGCCGCCCGAAACCAGCTTCCATTCGGTGACGCCAGCAACGTCATCGCGCAGCTTGATGTGAGGGAAGATCTCTAGGTATTCGGAAGTCTTGATGAGGTCACGTACTCGGCGAGAACAGTCGATGGCCTTGTCGCCGGTGTGGGAAATCCACATAACGCGCCAGGAAGGATTCCGGCCCAGGCTCCAAGCCACAAAGAGCATAAGGAGAACGGACTTCATGCTGCCCGGGGGCAGCATCATCATGAGCCGGGCCAGTTGTCCGGTCTCAACATCCTCTAGGGTGGCGGCAATTGCCTCGATGTGCCGGCCATCCCGATAGTCGGACCCGTCCAACATAAGGTTGGCCAGCAACTTCACGAATGTGTAGAAACTTGTTTTAGCTTCGATGACCGCTTTTTGATGGAGAGCTTCTGCAAGCTCGGACTTTACTTGCAGAAGCTTGTCGGCATCAATTGATCGTGAGGCGCTCATCAATCTCGTCTCGGGAACTCTCCAGCACCGCCGTCAATTCGGCAATGCGGGCATCGAGTTCTGCCGGGCTGCTAATGGTGCGGTGTGTGATCTCAGTCTTGGTCACAAACATCTGCAGATACTTGGCGAGATTTTCCATGGCTCGGTTGGCGTTGGTGAAGTCTTCGATCCCCATAGCGGAGTCTGCGATCTTCGTGAAGTAGGCTACCACATCATCTACAGTCATCTTCATTCTTGCCTTCTGTTGGTGTTCGAAAGCCTCGATCAACTTCATGATCTCGGGCTTGTCTAGATTCCGGTTCGCCATCTCCAGCAACACAATGCTGTTGTCGCTTTCGTAGCCAGCGTCTCGGGCCGACTGTGTCTTCTTGGACCGCCCATTCAAAGCAAAGTGCTTGGCGAAGGCAATCTGCTTAGGAGACAGCCGAGTGCATTCATCCAAGACATCTTCAACTAGGGGCCACGCCGACGCCAATTCCTTCTTCAACTCGTTCATAGTCTTAAGCGTCTGCTGCGTCTGACGACAGCGTGGCTTATGAATATTGAACTGCTTCTTCAACTCACGGCGTATTCTAGCACGTTTCTCAAGAGAACTCAACGCATCACTACTAAAGCGCCGGCTTGGTTTATGCCTTGCTGAACTCTTAATGTGTTTGATTACTTGATCTAGCTCGTCAGGCATTCTTCTTCTGCTTCCTCCGGTTTCACAATCGAGATGCGCGACCGACCCTTCTGCCCCAGCTCTCCGCTGCGGCCACCCGAAAAGAACCGGAGGCCATGGCGTTCTAGGGCCGGGCGAATACGCCGCAACTCCGCAGCAAATCCATGTGACGTCTTGGGCAGGGCCTCGCGCGGACCCACATGCAACTCAAGCGCCGCAATCAGATCAGGGTAGGTGCCTGAGAATTCCCGCTGGTGGTCCATCAACCGCATCAAAGCAGAAGCCAACCCGTTCAGCTCAAGCATCTGGTTCTCAGCAGCAAACCGGTTGTTGGTGTACGCCGAAATAAAGCGGCCGGACTTCCATCCGATGGCCTTTTCGGCTGCCGCCACCCAAACCGCGAAGGCACTCATGCGGGGCTTCTCTTCAAGCACCACGTTGTCATATTCACGAATAGAAATCTGGGCCGCGTTCATAAGCGCACCCAACAGCTTCGAATGGTATTCGTTGAACATGAGCCAGAACTCGTGGTCATCGCGGCGGTTCTTGGGGTCAATGCGCGGCAGGTGGACGTGGATCGAACGGTCCACGAGGTCACCGCGCTCAACAACGTCGGGAATTCCGTTCATCGCCACCGGGCGACAAACCCGAACAGCAGATTCCTCCGCGTTAGTATATAGCGCCCGGCCGCCCTGCGCTCCAGTGCCAGTCGAAATAACGCACAGTGCATCGGACATTTTGTGTGTGATATAGCTGACATTGTCAAAAGCCAAACAGAAAGAGTTGCGAACCATAGCCTGCAAGTCACGCTGATCTTCGGGCGGCGTCCGCATATCAAGCGCGTGCGGATCGACGATGCGGCGCAGCAGCCGCAGGATGGTGGACTTGCCGCTGCCTTGCTCACCGCTGATGGTCAGCACAGGGTAGGGGCCTTCGGGCCGCAGGCAACCGAGCAGCCATGCCACCAGCAACGTGGTCGTGTCTTCGTCAGCCTCGATGAAGTTCTGCAGAAGCGGAACCAGCTCAGAGGCGGGCGTAGTCAGATCGGGCTCCACCAACGGCAACATGCCGGCACCGCGTAGCAGGCGCAGGTGAGTCGGGCCGCCGGGCACACGCACGATTTCCTTGCTGGTGATCTTCCAGGCGTCGTTGGTGTCGTTGCCGATATCGATGTAGAGTTCTCGGACATTGCCGCCAACGCGGATGTAGTCCTTGAGTTTGGCGCCGTGCGTCTGCACCCAATCAGCAAAGTAGATTTGAGCGGAGTTCAAGAAGTCGCCACCCGGAATGAATTGCTTCTGGTCCACGCAGAACGAAGTGAACCACCCCCGAAAGGAGCAGTGCCCACCCGAACTAATCTGTAGCGTGCGCCGACCAGCAGGCGTATCATAGTCAACAAACAGGCGGCCGTCCTCCGTGGTCCAGGGGCTTAAAGCGTTCTTAGCGTCGTCGAAGATTTCGAGGCGATTCAATTTGTTGCTCATGACCGGAAGTATGCCATAGGGTGGTGAGGAAGGCAAGCAATCCTCACCTAGACCCTCACCTAGACCACCCGCATCCCGGTCACGTAGCGGTGCAACCCACTCACCTCAATGTACAAAGTGCCATTATTGCTTGTTGGCTGTTCGTGCTTCAAGTTGACCGTCAGATATGGTGTGTAGGCTGTCGTAGTTGTGCGCACAGTCCAAGCACCCGATGCCGACACAAGTCCACCACTACTAAAGTTCTCAGTAGTTGTGACCCACGTATCTGTGGTAGCACTGCCGAAGCGCCTAGACAGCCCGGCATTGATCTTGCCATGGTAATTCTGAACACTGGTACCAGCCAGCGCCACCGCATGCAACTTGATGGCCAAATCGGTGCCGGCCAACTGCAAACTGGTGACATCCAGTTCGACTCGGAAGGTCGTGCTGGTATCAGCCGCCAGTGTGACGGATGCCGGCACCAGTCGCGTCGGTGCATAGCCCGCTGTAACGGTGTTGGGCATGGGCGTCAAGCGACCCACATACCAACCATCTACACCCTGATTATAGTGTGGCGACGAGACGTACACCCGGCCGACAGGGCTAGCAGAATTCCAAGTAATGAATGGAACGGCGGCCGACTTGCCACCATCAATGATCAGCATGCGAGCCTGTGAAGTCTGGTTGTCGTGGACGATGCGAGACTCATTGCCCTGCAACTGCACACCCGTAATGATGAGCTTGGGGTT